TCCAGCACCCAGCTGAAGAAAGGGTTCGACCTGGAGAACGTAGCCAACAAGCTGGACACCTCCGCGTCCAGCATATCCAACCTTGGTAACGTCATACAGGGCGATATCGTCAACGGTCTCGACGACGTGGCCGGTGGCTTTGCCGATGCCCTTGTAGCGGGAGAGAGCTTTACTGACGGGCTGAGAACGGGCTTTGCCGACATGTTCAAGCAGATCGCTTCGGACATGATCAAGTCCGGCGTGATGTCTTTCTTCTCGCAGATGGCTATCCCGGCGGCGGTCTCTTTCTTTAGCGGCGCCTCCAAGGGCGGCGTTGTAGGGACAGAGGTCAAGGCCAAGGGCGGTGTCGTTGGCAAGCGGGTTGAGAGAAAGGCCAAGGGCGGTGTCGTTGGCAAAGGAAGAGCCTCCGGTGGCATTGTCGGAACCGGCATTGAGAAGAAAGCCTCCGGCGGGATCATCTACACCCCGGTCGAGAAGAAGGCAAACGGCGGGATCATCTATGCACCCATCGAGCGGAAGGCCGAAGGTGGCGTAGTCGGCGGTGAGTCGTCATCAGCGTCCAGCCAGACGGCGACCCACTCAGCCACTGCCTCTGATGCTCGCTTTGCCTCTGCGGTTGAGAAGAGCGCCACCACCCACGTTGAGGGCGGCACCCACCATAGCTCAGAAAGCACGTCTACCGACCGGTCACGGGATACCCGGATAGAGCGCCGGGCTACCGGCGGGGTTGTCGGCAGCCCAGCTTCGGGGGCGAGCAGCCCAGGCGTCAGCATAAGCTCAGCGGAACGCAGCGTCTCCAACACGGTAGTGGCCGGCGGGGAGAAGGCTACCAACACCCGCAGCCACCTGATAGCCAAGAGCGCCATCAGCGCAGCCGTGGAGCGCAGCACCACCGAGGGCGCTGACTCCACCTCCCGGACCTGGTCCTCCGAGAAGACGGGCACCGTACTGGATAGGGTGCACACGGCGTCCAATGATCGGGTAGAGGTCAAGGCCATGGGCGGCCGCGTCGGCGGCGGCATGATCAGCGGCCCGGGCACCGGCACCTCTGACTCTGTGTCGGGTGTAGTCACCGACGGCAACGGCCGGGTCACCCGGGGCATCCGCGTATCGGATGGTGAGGGGATCGTCACAGCCAAGGGCATGAAGGGTATCGGACCGGGTGTCCTGAACTTCATCAACCGGGCCAGCGTCAACACGCTGAACACGGTCAAAAGAGTGTTCTCCTCTACTCAGGGCTACAGGACAGGAGGCATTCCGGCACCCACTCGCAGCACCCACAGCATCACGTCGGGCATCGTCAACTCCATGAGCATGCCGCAGGTACGGTTTGCCCAGGGTGGCATGGTGAAGGACGCTGCGAAGGCCTCCGGCAAGATGGCGATGGGCGGCTCCAAAAATTCTGTCGAGCACAATTTCCAGACCAACGTCAATATTGAGGCAGGGGATGACACCGGGATGTCTGTGGATGACTTGCGCAGGCTGGATGATGGCATTAACCTCAAGGTCCAGGAATACATCGAAGACCAGATGCGCCCCGGCGGCGTACTGCAGTCAGCTAGAGGGGGCAGGTAATGGCTACACTAGAATTTCCAGATCATCTTCTCGGTACGTCCAGTGAGACGTATGAGCCGATGCAGCTGGAGGAATCTCCGAAGGTAAAGACCTCTAAGTTTGGCGACGGGTATGAGCAGCGGGTTGCTGACGGTATCAATAACAACCTGCAGAGGTGGCAGATATCCTTTAACAACCGCAGCCTGGATGACGTGGACGTGGTGTATAACTTCCTGAAGGCTCGCGGCGGGGTCGAGTCGTTCGACTGGACGCCTCGAGGCGAGCTGTCGCCACGCAAGTTCGTATGCCGGAAGTGGTCGCGCAAGTTCGACCATTACAACGTGGTCAACGGCCTTTCTTTCCTGCTTGAAGAGGTACCGGCGTGAGCATAGCAAGCGATATTCAGGCGTACTCTCCCGGCCAGCTGCTGGATCTGTACGTGGTGGATTTCACGACTACGAACCTTGACAATCCGCCCGACCCGCTGCACCTGTACCCCGGTATCAAGGAGAACTTCGGTGACATCGTATTTGGTACCGAGACGTACACGCCCTGGCCTATGGAGATCACCGGATTTAAGAAGAGTTCGGAAGGCCCCTTGCCGCGACCCTCTATGAAGGTGAGTAACGTGACGGGGTTTATGTCCAATCAGATGCTGGCATACAACGATTTCATCGGTGCCAAGGTGTCCAGATACCGAACCTTTGCCCGGTACCTGGATGGCCAGCCGGCGGCTGACTTTGGAGCCAAGAAAGTAGAGATCTACTTTGTCGAGCAAAAGAAAACAGAGAACAAGGCCGTGGTAGAGCTGCTGTTGGTCTCCGCCATTGACATCATGAACGTGACCCTGCCGTCCAGAAAGATGTATGCCAACACCTGCATGTGGGCTTACAAAAGTGAGGACTGCAGCTGGCCCGGCACCGACTCCGGCCTGTACTTTGATTCCAACGATACTCCTGTCGTGAATCAGGCAGACGACACCTGCGGCAAGCGCCTCAGCAGCTGTAAGAATCGGTTCTGCTCATTCAACGGAACGGACTTTGACGACCCCAATGCCAAGCTGCCTTACGGCGCTTTCCCCGCCCTGGGCAGGACTGGGTAGTGCGGGAAGATAACACTATCAGGGCGATCTACGCGCACGTTGAAAGCGAGTATCCAAAAGAATGCTGCGGAGTCGTCACCGCCGCAGGATTCGTCGTCCCTCTCGAGAATACTTCGGACACCCCTTACACCAGTTTCCGTATATCTCAGCGGGACTACTTGAAGTATTGCGGCGGTGCCCTGTTTGTCTACCACTCCCATCCGGACAGGCCAGCCGTGGCCTCTGAGGCGGATCTAAAATGGGTCGACCGGTACCGTCTGCCCTTGATGATAGTCTCATGGCCTTACGGGGACATACGCATGATAGGCGATCCCTGCAAGGACAAGGCGTTGGAAGGGCGAAGCTTTATCTACGGGGTGTATGACTGTTATTCTCTGGTGGAGGATTACTACCGTAAGGAGTTCGAGTACGAGATGCCCACGGTTACCAGGCCTAGATTTGGCTGGTGGGAGTCCGGACTTCTCGACCCCTTTACCGAAGGGCTGAACCGCAGCGGTCTGGTGGACGCCAACACACCTGAACCTGGAGACATGCTCGTGTTCACTGTCAACGGGTCGAAGGTCTGCAACCATACCGGAATATACCTAGACGGTAATATGCTACTGCACCACCGACTGTGCAGCCTGAGTACGCTGTCCAACTATGACGAGACGTACCGAAACGCGACAACCAGGATATTAAGACGTGCTGACTAAAATAGTATTACATGGTGACCTAGAAGACTTCGGTAAAGAATGGGAGCTGGATGTTCACAGTCCGTCCGAGGCAGTAAGAGCCGTAGACGCCAACTCTCCGGGTTTCCTAAGTCGTCTGCAAAGCGGTAGCTACTCTATCATCGTCATACCGTGCGATGAGAACCTGGCGGAGGCTACTGAAGAAGACATCGTTGTTATCACTGACGAGACGCTTGAGCTCCCAACCAGCAACAAGCAAGTCCTGCATTTCGTTCCGTTTGAAGAAGGTGATGCCTTCTCCGCGGCGGCCTGGGTCTATTTCTACGTCGGGTCTTCTGCCTGGGGCACCATAGCCCTTGCAACTATCGCTGCTGTAGTGACCTTTGCCGCTATCACGTTCGCGATCATTACGGTCGCTGACATGCTTATGCCGACGCCCCCCGGCATGGACAAGGATAAGGAAGAGCCGCCGTTCGCCTTTAACGGCCCGGTCAACACCGCCAGACAAGGCGGGGTTGTGCCTATTTTGTACGGTGGGCCGTTGCTGGTCGGCAGTCAGGTGATTGGTCACACCATCATTACCGAGGATCTGAGCAGGCTCAACAAGGATGGCTTCTACAAGCTCAAGTCCCAGGCCTACGCGGAAATAGTAGACGCCGTCAGCGAGGGAGAGATCGAGGGGTTCGCCGGCGCTGACCTTGATAGCTCAATTTATTTCGATGACGTAGTGGCCAAGCTTAATGGTAAAGAGCAGTTCGAGGGGTTCGACGCTAAATACGTCACGGGCACGCTGATCCAGGATGCAGAAGACCTGAGCCTGGCGATGAACCCGAGCGTTAGCAGCGTCCATCAGGTAAACACGCTGGTTAAGAACGAACTGGGGCCACTCACCCGGCTGACTACCGACCCTAACATCGGCTCCCTGACGATGACGATCTACATCCCGGCGTTATTCAAGACGCGATCCAGCAGCGACCACGTCAGGCCTCGGAAGGTGGAGTTCGCCTTTAAAATAAAGGGGGTGGGAAATGCCTCCTACACGACACTTAAGACCTACTCTATATTCGGCAAAACCAAGACGGGTTTCTATAAGGACTACACCTTTCCGATAAAGCCCGCCTACGGTACCGCCCCCTTCTCCATACAGATGCAGAGGCTCACCCAGGACATAGACGACAGCTCGGTACACGACGACCTTTACTGGTCCACCTGGGGCGAGAATGTAACGAGCAACCTGGCTTATCCGAACACGTCCTATGTCGTTACGGAGCTGAGCTCGGAGTTCTTCTCCAATCTGCCGACCCGCGGCTTCCTAATGAAGGGGCTGAAGGTCCGCATACCCAACAACTACGACCCGGTAAACAGGACTTACAGCGGCGGTTGGAACGGAAATTGGCTAGGCCCTATCGATGACCCGACCCTGACCTGGACGAACAACCCGGCATGGATTTTCTACGATCTCGCCACACACCCACGCTATGGTCTGGGGAAGTACCTTGACGACACCCTGATCGACAAGTGGGCGCTGTATACGATAGCGCAGTACTGTGACGAACTGGTGGATGACGGGTTCGACGGGCAGGAGCCGAGATTTACCTGCAACATGTACTTGCAGAACGGCGGCGAGGCATTGACAGTCCTGCGCGATCTCGCTAGCGCATTCCGCTCCATCATGTTCTGGGCAGGGGAGCTAAAAGTACACCAGGATTCTCCCAGCCCTACGCAAGCGCAGTTCACCCCATCGAATGTCATCGGTGGCGACTTTGCCTACTCCGGCACACCCAAACACCTGCGCACCACCGTCGCTCTGGTCACCTGGATAAACCCGGAGGACAATTACAAGTCGTGGATAGAGTACGTCGAGGATGAAGAAGGCATACGCCTCTACGGCATCAACGAGACCAGTATAACGGCAGTGGGTTGCACGTCACGGGGGCAGGCCCACCGGGTGGGCAAGTACGCCCTGCTGATGAACCGCATGCTGACGGACTCCGTTACCTTTAAAACGGGTCTCGACGGCACACAATCCCTGCCTGGGCACGTTGTAAAGATAGTCGACCCGCTCCACAACTCCGCAGAAGAGAGCGTGGGCGGCCGGCTGGCCTCCATGACCAGCACCACCGCCGTGGTACTTGATCGCCCCGTAACACTGGACGCCGGAGAGCCCTACCACCTGACTGTTACGATGCCCGACATGGTGCAGTCCGCGCACGCTGTCACCAATGGCTCCGGCACCGTCACTCCTCCGTCAACCATCACGTTGGGAACAGCCTTGCCTGATACCCCGGTCGATGGGGCCGTGTGGACTCTGACCAAGGACTCTGAATCGGAGAGGTTGTACCGCCTGTTGTCTGTCACGGATCAGCAAACTTCGGACGGAGGGTACTACGAGTTGTCCGGTGTACGGTACATACCCTCGGCTCTTACCGAGGCGGACGACCCGGGTAAGCTGGAGCCGCCGGATCTACCGGGGCAAGACACGGGCATATCGGCCCCGGGCTCTCTCCGGTTAGAGGAGGGCATGAGTGCCAACTCCGACGGCGGCGTAGACAGATTCATCGACTGCAGCTGGGGAGCGCCCGCTGCAGGGTTCGTGCACCACTACCAGGTCAGCTTTACTCTAGACTCCGGCCCAGAGACTGTCGTAGAAGTGACAGATCCAAGCTACCAGATAATTAACCTGCAGCCTGGCCTGTACAACGTGTATGTGAGAGCTATCAATGTGGCCGGCCAGGTCTCTGTGGCTGTCAACGCCTCCATAACCATCCTCGAACTAGCTCCCATCGACCTGCTGTCCATCACTGGGCTGGAGCTGTTTGGTCAGGGCAACGACGTCATATTTGAGGGGAAGGCCGCCGAGTTTACCTGGCGCTTGACCTCGCTGACAGCGGGCGACCTCGGCAGCGAGACGTTCGGCGGTGACACGGGCATACGCGACCCATGGTTCAGGGATTACGAGGTCATCATCTATGATGAACACGGCGTCGAGCTGCGGGTCGATTACGTCACTGACCGCAACTACATTTACAGCTATGACAAGAACCTTGAGGACGGGGGACCGCGGCGCACCATTGAGGTCAGCGTGGCGGCTCGTGACATATACAACAGAAAGACAGACGAGTCTTACCTTGAGGTCTATAACCCCGCGCCGTCTGGCTATTCTGGCGTCACAATCGCGTTCGGCATCGAACTTTTCACAGTCAAGTTTACGCCGCCTACTGACAATGACTTCGTGGGAACCCGCGTCCATGTGAGCCAGCTGGATCAGTTCATACCTGACGAAACCACCCTCGCCTACGAGGGCGATGACACGATCGTCACGGTAAGTGGCCTGGGGTCCATCCAGTATTACATGAAGTTGGAAGGGGTCGATGCCTTCGGCGCGTCCGGCATTTACTCTCAACAATACGGAATACAGATACTCTCTACCCAGCGTATTCAGGAGAGGGTAGCCGGGCAAATCACGGAAAGTTGGCTTTACCAGGACCTTAACGCCAGGATAGACCTGATCGATGCGCCCACCACCGGCCTGACCGATCTGGTAGCCGCCGTTACCTCAGACGTGGCTGAAAACTCGGCTGACATAACAACTCTGCAGAACACCTCCTACTCTACCCTGCAAACCTTCTACCAAGACGAAGACCCGCAGCTAGACATCCCGCCACCGACGCTGGGTATTGGTGACCTGTGGATTGACACTGACAACGGCGATGTTATTTCACGCTGGAACGGGGCCAGCTGGGATGCGCTGCAGTCTTCTGCCAGCGGCAACAAGGTGTACTACGAAGACGGCGCTCCAACAGGGCACGCCAACGAGCCCGCTTCCCCCCTGGAGGGAGACTACTGGATAGATATCCACGACTACGACAGCGACGGCAACCCGGACAACGTCCCTTACGTATGGACGGGTACAGTGTGGGTAGACGTCAGTCAGGGGCTGTTGACGGCTACCGCCACTGACGTCTCTGTCTTATCCGGCCAGGTTAACGACCCAACCTCTAACAACAGCGCTATGTTTACGGCAATCACTGCCGTGGATGGGCGGGTGGACGCTACTAACACCGCTGTCTCTGGAAACCTCAGTGCTATCGACGCCCTTGAGCTTACCGTTAACAACGCCACCACCGGTGTCGCTGCCCTGGGCACCAGGATGGATGCCACAGACATACTTGTCTCTGCTAACGGCGATGCAGTAGCGGTAAACATAACGGATATATCGTACCTGCATGGGGAGATTACGAACCCGGATACGGGTACCAGCACCACTGCGAGCTATCTGCAGCAGTTGAATCTGGACATGTACGACGGGGCAGGGGTCGTGGCCAATAACGCCATCGCCGCCGCGTCTGCAACCTCTAACCTGCAGGTTACTGTCGACACAAAGGTGTCCACCTACTACCAGGATGAACCCCCAGAAAATAATGTCCCGGCACCAGTGCTGGTAGACGGCGACCTCTGGGTAGACACCAACGACGCCCAGCACTTGTGGAGGTGGAACGCTACCCTTACCCAGTGGGACGACGCACGGGACACCAGTGTTGCCGGGACGACTACCTACATCGGCACCGGGATACCCGACAATAACGGAGCCTACGAGGACGGCGACCTTTACTATGACGAGGGCGACAATTTCAAACCGTTCCGATTTAACGCTTCCGTACCTGAATGGGTCAGCGTGCAGGACACTTCGACTACAGGGGTTACAACCTGGGTTGGCCAGGGTGTGCCGGTTGTTGACGCAAAATACTCGACCGGTGACCTGTATTTTAACGAACTCGATAGTTTCCGGCCGTACCGATACAACACCACCCCGGCCTGGGAAGACATCACAGGTCAGGCTGGCATCCAGTCATATTACTCAAATGATAAACCAACCGGTGGCGGTTACAGAGACGGCGACCTCTGGTTTGAGACTGATCAACACAACCAGGTGTGGCGGTACGACGACGTCAGCGCGGACTTTATTCTTATCCGTGACACGCAAATTGCTGACGCCATCGCCGCCGCCGCCACTGCCCAGAGCACTGCCAACGGTAAGATCGTTACCTTTTATGCCGATAACCCGCCTAGCGGTCAGACGATTGGCGACCTCTGGGTAGACACCAATGATGGCAACTCCCTGCACCGATATAACGGCGCTACCTGGGACCCGGTACAGGACGCCGCCATCCAGACGGCGCTAGATAACGCACAAGTGGCGAAGGATACCGCCGACGGTAAGGTTGTCACCTTTTATGACCCTAGCCCGCCTAGCGGTCAGACGGTGGGAGACCTTTGGATAGACACCGATGATGGCAACTCCCTGCACCGGTATAACGGCACAACCTGGGATCCGGTACAGGACGACCTTGTTG